CCATTTACGTTATGATTGCATTATTCTTTATGGCTTCACTAATGGCATTCCTTAAGGAGAAGGAGAAGGAGAAGGAGAAGGAGAAGGAGAAGGAGAAGGAGAAGGAGAAGGAGAAGGAGAAGGAGAAGGAGAAGGAGAAGGAGAAGGAGAAGGAGAAGGAGAAGGAGAAGGAGAAGGAGAAGGTCATACCAACAAAAAAAACATCACCCTTCAATATAATTGATGATTTTTTCTCAAATTTATTTATTGTTGGCAGTGCATCCCTGGTATTTATTTTAAGCTGTGGAACATATATCGCTCAAAGCACCCTCCCTTTAGGGAATATAAAGCTAAATGACAAGGAATATTCTATTGTTCGTGTTTATGGAGAGAACTTCATTGCCTTAAGCAAAGAGGATATGACTAAAAACAAAGGACATAGAAATACAATTTACATATTTAAAAGCGAAGATCTGAAATCAACCCCGATTATTACGCACGAATTAAAAAACCCAAAAGCCGATAAACATAGCACCCCTAATAAATAGTTTAATTATGTTTATATTGAGGCATTTTATTTTACACGTAACAAATCTGTGTATCTTGTTGTATATCGCGGCGATAGCATTTCACGTTTCATCTGCCATCGCTGCTGTATACCCTGCCCTGCAAAGTAGAGCGTTCCTTTGCCGCCTTTAGCATTGAGCTGGTCGAGGACCTGCATCAGCTGCGCACTGTCTTCACGTGGCGCGTTCTCGTCGAACAAATTGAGCTGGGCCACACCTTGGCTGAAGAAATCACCCAGCATAATGCCGGCTTTCTGGTACCGGTGACCATCCTTCCAGATTTTGTCCAGGCACTTTACCGCGGCGTTGATGATGTCGCGGGAATCCTGTGTAGGTGTAAGAAGCTTCATTGACGCACTATTACCGTAATATGGCTCGTTAAGCGCAAAAGGTGAGGTTTTCACGAAGGCCGAGATAAACCGGCAATACTGATGCTCGCCGCGAAGCTTTTCGGCGCCGCGCGCCGCATAGCTGCAAATAGCCTGGCGCATCTGTTCGTACTCGGTGACGCGTTCGCCGAACGACCTGCTGCAGACAATTTCCTGCTTCGCAGGTGCAAACTCTTCCAGATCGAGACAAGGCTCGCCTCGTAGCTCCCTGACGGTTCTCTCCAGTACGACATTAAAGTGTTTGCGAATAATCCATGTACTCTGCTCAGAGAGGTCAAGAGCTGTTTTGATGCCCATGGAATTTAGCTTTTTACTGATTCTGCGACCAACACCCCAAACATCCTCTACAGGCACGATAGCCAATAGTCGACGCTGCCGATCGACATTTGACAGGTCAACTACCCCGCCCGTCTGCCGCTGCCATTTCTTTGCGGCGTGGTTGGCGAGTTTAGCGAGTGTTTTTGTCTGGGCAATGCCAACGCCAACGGTGAGGTGCGTACGCTTCAGAACCGTAGCGCGGATCTCCTTGCCGAACTCCGTCAGGTCCCGGCAGTTGCGAACACCTGTCAGGTCGCAAAATGCTTCGTCGATACTGTAAATTTCGACGCGAGGGCTCATTTCCTCAAGCGTCGTCATTACCCGGTTCGACATATCAGCGTAAAGCTCGTAATTGCTGCTGAAGCAAACAACGCCAGCGCGCCGGAAAAGCTCTTTTTGCTTGAAGAACGGCTCTCCCATAGTAATTCCAGCGGCTTTGGCCTCGGCGCTGCGTGCTATTACACAGCCGTCATTGTTCGAGAGAACGACCACTGGCCGCCCTCTCAGATCAGGTCTAAACACCGTCTCGCATGATGCGTAGAACGAATTCACATCACAGAGCGCAAACATACTTAGCTCACCGATTTGACGATGAAAGTCACGACACCGAACACGTCGAACGTGTCTTCGCTGCCGACTATAATCGGCGAGTAAGCGCTATTCATTGGTATGAGCTGGACTGTCGGGCGTAGCTGCAGGCGCTTAACAGTGAACTCCCCTTCCACCGCGGCGATGACAATGTCACCGTGCTCAGCCGTGCGCGAACTGTCCACCACCAGCAGATCGCCGTCACTGATCCCGGCCTCAATCATCGAGTCGCCGGCAGCTTTAACAAAATATGTTGAGCTGGGGTGGGAAACCAGTAACTCATTGAGATCGATACGCTGTTCAACGTAATCTGCCGCGGGACTTGGAAAACCACACTGCACTAAGTCACTGAAAAGCGGAAGAGCAATAATTTCTCGCAGTTCTGCAGGCCTGATAAACTCCATAATTCACACCTTAAATACTGTTTTTATATACAGTAGTTTTATTTGTAAGTGTCCGCAAGATGCAGGCCCTACCATCTCTGCTTAAAGCTTCGCCGTTTCGTTTCTAAGTTTCTATGTCGCTTCGAATTATGAGTTTTGTAAATTTTATGCTCATAACCATTCTTGAACAGATTTCAACCAGTTTCGAAACGGCCCCTTATTCACCTTCTTCTGCAGTCATGGCCAACTCCGCCGCGATCATTCTTTGGTTGTACAGAGAATCGATAGGCATTTCGACACGGACGGACAAAAACTGGTCGCGGGGAATATCGACCGGCTCCGCCTCACTAATATCCTGTAGTTCGTTCCTGGCGAATGCAGGCGCGCCAGGATGTGTTCGATGATAGGTTTTTACCAGAACAGAACCATCCACGTTAACCTCATAATCCAGCCAGATAAGAGGCTGTTTGTTCCTGTCGGTTGGGATATCAAAACCGCCATCAATGCCGCCCCAGGCCGCATCAGAGTTAAGCCCCTCACACCCTTCAACAAGGTATTCACCAATGCCCAGACGAGTTACAGAGCAGCCATCTGATTCATCGTTTGTCTGGTATGACCCATCCGAAAAAACTTTAACCACAGGCGATGCTGCTTTGAGCGTACCATCGCTGGCTCTGGTGGTATTGCCCGTGGTGTAAGCCTCCTGATATGACCAGGACGAGCCACTGTAATACGAAAACCACGTCCGCCTTAGAATGTAGGCCTGATGAATACGGGTCGGTCGGCTGCCCCGATTGACGACTATAGACGTAATACCGGTATTTGCAGTTAACCCGAGCTGGGTCTGTCCGTCATTTTGATGGGAGGAGAAACAAGTCGGTGTAAATGCGTCCATAGCGTCCAACAGCGGGCCATCGCCATTGATAGTTCCGAGCCCAAATGCTCCCACTTGCATGATGTTCCCGGCAGTCGTGCCGACGTCCTTTGTCGCGCTACTTCCCAAACCGAGGTTTGTGCGAGCGTCTTCTGCCTTTGTTGCTCCGGTTCCGCCGTCAGTAACAGCCAGCGCACCGTTACTCCCTTTCTGCGCCAGTTTACCGATGCCGGGGATCGTAACATGGGTGCCATTGATGGTAACCGTGATGCTCTGGTTTGCTGAGGTGGTGGCGAACGTCTCCCACGCGCCGATGTTCTCGTCATACTCTTTGATGAGCTGCGACATGGCCTGTGCCAGGCCGTCGACTGAGATATTGTCTGACACAAGGATTGCATACTTCTGGCCGCTCAGCGCCGGGGAAGCAGCTGGCGTAAACGTCAATGACGTGGCGCTGTTCACGGCTGAAATCTGGAACATCTGGACCGGGTTAGACATGACGATAATCGTCTGGCCAGCGCGGACCTGGCTGGCGGGTGCCGTCCAGTTCGTGCCGGTGCCGGTTGCGGTATTTCCGTTAATGGCGATGGTGCCGGTGTTATAAAGCATATTTTCTCCAGGCAATAAAAAACCCCGCCGAAGCGAGGTTGATTTGAATACACTGTTAATTCAGACGTACATATCAGGCAGAACTGGAAGGCTGAGCGGCGTTATCGTGTTATTACCGAAAATGGCATACTGCTCGCGACCAAGATATTTTCCGCCCTGAACTGAAGCGTTCCCGTTCTGTATTTTTATCCCGAACATCCGATACACGTACATGCCATTGACCATATGAACCATCAGCCCAAATCTCCCCAGCGGAACATAACCGCTACCGATGCTCGCGGCGCTTGTCGAAGGGCTCCAGAGTTGGTTCAGATATACGAATGGCCGTTTTGTGGTTGAAAACGTACAGGCACCGGCAGCATTGAAAATATTGAGGCCGGTACCAGGCTGCGGCGCTACTCCGCTGGCGAAGATAACGATGTCTATCGTGCCT